CCCGCACTTTTGACTGGTCTCTGAGTTCTGTCTCTCAACCGTTCATAGTCCTTGTCCTCAAACGATGTGACAACAAGAATATTATCGTAACCAGAAAGCGTCAACATACCATCTAACAAACATCCGTCAGTGAACAACGTAATGAAATCATTTCTTTTCCGTTGACTATGATTTGATTTATTCGATGCTGATTGAACCTCAAACAATATATCTTGTTTTCTTTTGAGATTGATAATGTTGGTCTCAGTGGTGGATTTCGGTTGTGTTCTGTAGAGAAACATTACTTATCGCCCTGATAGATTGCCTGAATGTGGTCTTCGAACTGTTCAATCTTCTCCGTGCGATTAGGCCATAGGATGTATTCTTTTTCAGGATTCATCTTCAGGTTGTTCAACAACGGTTGTATTGCGTTATAGAGTTTGTTGAGTTTCTCTTGGGTCTCTTCTACGCTAGAGGATACTGATGCGACCTGTGCGGTGGCAGTCTGGACTGCTTCCAGTTCGTTCTCATCTACAAGGGTAAACCCAAAATCAAATAATTCGTCAGACATATTAGTCTCCTTTTCTTCTATTTATATGAAAAAAACGCTTGACAAAGTATGTTTTTTGTCGTAGTATGTATATAGAAGTTGAGAGAAAGGACTTAGTTATGGACGAATTTGATTACGGAGAGTGTGATTTCTGTGGTGAAGAAAATGATATCAGTGGTCACTGTGTTGATAGTTTCTGTGAGTATTATGCAGGAACGCCTGAGCATGATGCTCTGATTGAAGAATTTGGAGAAGATGCGATTACTGGTCGCGAGTGAGGAGATAACGATGCATAACGAAACTATGGCAGAATGGTTGGGTCAGACTAAAGACGGCCTGTGGGAAGTCAAGGTCTATCCGTTTGGAAAAGAAGCTTATGTCGAAGGGTTCATGCACTTGCGTGACGCAGAGATGTTTCTCTATCAGTTCCGTGAGGTGAACTGATGACATATGAACTTTTCCTTCGCGAGATGTATCGCGAGAACTGTAAAGAGCGTCAGGCGTTTGGTGAAAAAATTTACAAGTTCGAGGATTATATTCACGCGAATGAGTATTTTTTGCTTGACAAATTCCGCGAGATATGTAATAATCAAGTATAGTCGAAAGGAGATTGATTATGGATTTGATTGGTAGAGAGATTGTTGTGAAAGCTATGGACTTCAAGTCTATGGAACTGGTTGAGAAAGTTGTCAAACTGACAAGTGTTCTTGATGGGCCAGGCGCAGACCGCCGTGACTATGTTACGGTTGAAGGTATGCAAGATTGGGACATTGATATGCCCCTAGAAGACTTTATCAAAATGGTTGTGGAGGTTCGCTAATGGCGTTATTGACATTTGCTACTGATGAGCGTATCGATGTTCTCCGTGAGAAGTTTGACATTCTTACGGAAGGCATGGACAACTGGAAAGACCCGATTGATACGGTCATTCCTGTAAACGAACTGAATGACATGCGTGATGCGTGTGCATGGTTCACTGGTTCTGAACTTTATGTCGTGTCACAACTTGACAACGAACCGAAGTTCCGTGTCAAGGCAGAGGGTTACTACAGTGCGGTAGGTGCGTGATGAGCGGGTTTTTCGCAATGATGTTTATGATTGCTGTGATTGGTTTGATGATGATGGCAGCAGTCACAATAATGATGGGTATAGGACAAATAATGCTCAACCCATATATATTGACCGCGATACTTCTCATTTCTTTTGTAGGGACATTAGTAACGATATGACCAAAGAGAATAATTATAAAACCGTCTACAAGTTTAGGAACGGATACAGTGCGTCTGTAGTTTGTAATTCTACAACTTATGGATACAATCAAGACCTTTTCGAAGTCGCGGTGCTTGACAAAAATGGTAATTTGTGTTATGATACACCTATCACTGATGATGTTGAGGGTTACCTTTCTTTTCAAGGTGTCGCTGACATTCTCAATGATATTGCAGAATTGGAGCCGTGCATATGAATATCTTTCACCTAGACAATGACCCTATCAAGGCAGCTCAAGCGATGTGCGACAAGCATATCGTCAAGATGATTGTCGAGTATGCACAACTGATGTCAACCGCACACCGTGTGCTTGACGGCGAAGAGTATTACGATAAGACTGCGAATGGTCGCCGTATCAAGCGTTGGAAACATTCACAGTTCGAGGGTTTTCTTTACAAAGCATCTCATGTCAATCACCCGTCAAACATTTGGGTGCGTGAGTCTGACGAGAACTACTTCTGGTTGTATCGTCACTTCCGTGAGTGTTGCAAAGAATATACTCGTAGGTATGGAAAATATCACTTGACAGATACCCGTCTTTCTGATATACTACTCAACATACCTAAGAACATTCCCAAAGTGGGATTGACGAAATTCGCACAAGCAATGCCTGACTATTGCAAACGCGAAGACCCTGTAGATGCATATCGTGTCTACTATCTAAATGAGAAGCGTTCATTTGCTAAATGGACAAATCGTGATAAACCCGATTGGTGGAAGGAGTGTGCATAATGATTGACCGCCGCAAGAAAAAAGTTGCCGAAGACCTGTTCGAAGGTGACTATGATAACCGTGATGTTCTGTATTGGAACGACACAAAAGATTATTTCGATGAGATTGGTATCACCGATGCTTATCAAGATACAGTAGGATATGACAATGACTGGAATTGATTTAACATATGATAATATAATCGAACAATTAGAAAATGGAATTGTTCGTCTGTCTTTCATCAAAGTGAAAGATGGTCAAGTTCGCAACATGCGAGCTACACTGAAAGAGGATTACATTCCTTTTCCCGATGGTAACCCTGACAAGAGAAAACCTCTTCAAGATAAAAAAGAGGTTGTTCGTGTCTACGACTTGGATTTAGAAGCTTGGCGTTCTTTCCGTGTAAATACTTTGCAAACTTTCGACACTATATAGTGTATGGCAAAGAGAAAACTCACTGCGGAACAGAAGAAGGCTGCGTCTGAACGTCTTGCAAAAGCACGGGAAGCACGAGGTCATGATGGTCGGATGGGAGTTCACGAGAGTATTCGTGACCTTCCTGAAGACCATTATCTTCATTGGAAAAAAGTGAAGCAATGGATTAAGTCCTGTGAGTTGGAACTCAAAGGTATTCGGCATCTCAAGAAATCCAGTAAGTATACTGAGAGAGCCCAATACAAAGACCTTGAAGTCTACATCTATAATATGAAAAAATATCTGACTGGTGGTGTCTGGTTGGACTTTCGTTATGGAGAAGACCGTGAGGGTAAAATCAAATACCGTTGTCTCGCCAAGGCGTATGACAAAGACGGTGAAGTGAAACGCACAGTCGGTGTCTGGTATGATGATGTTGGTATGTGGTCTAAGGAGTTGAAAGAAGAACTTGAAGGTTGATTTAATTATTGGTGGTGTTGACTCTGACTCAAACGATGAGGCAAACTTTCTAAGTAAGAAGAAGTTCTCTCGTATGATTGAGGACACCGTTAAACGAAACAGTCTGTCCTATATGGATGCTGTAATTCACCTCTGTGAAGAGAATATGATAGAGGTGGAAGATGTGAAGAAATACCTCTCCACATCAATCAAACAGAGGATTGAGATGGAAGCAATGAATCTCAATTTTCTGGATAAGGGTAACTCAAAATCCTTATCCGAATAAATAAATGTATTGACAAATACATTACATTATGATACAATGAATACACATAATACGCAAATATACGGAGAATACTATGTCTTTTGCAAATCTAAAATCTAATCGTCCTGACGTATCCAAGTTGGCACAGGCTGCCCAAGAGATGTCTGGACAAAAACAAACCCAAAACAAATACGAAGATACTCGTTTCTGGAAACCAACTGTCGATGACGCTGGTAACGGATACGCAGAGATTCGTTTTCTTCCTGCTGTCGAAGGTCAGGAACTTCCGTGGGTTCGTTACTTCGACCACTTCTTCAAAGGCCCGACTGGTCAATGGTATGTTGAGAAGTCTCTGACTACTCTGGGTAACACTGACCCCGTGAGTGAATACAACTCGCGTCTCTGGAACTCAGGTATCGATGAAGACAAAGAAATCGCCCGCAAACAGAAACGCCGTTTGCATCATGTCTCTAACATCTTGGTTGTCAGTGACCCTGCCAATCCTCAAAACGAGGGTAAGGTATTCCTGTATGACTATGGTAAGAAAATCTTTGACAAGATTATGGATAAGATGCAACCAGAGTTTCCTGGCGAAGAACCAATCAATCCGTTTGACTTCTGGACAGGTGCGAACTTCCAACTGAAGATTCGTAATGTTGCAGGGTATCGTAACTACGATAAATCAGAATTCAAATCACCGTCTGCATTGTTTGATGCCGATGAGACCAAACTCGAAGCAACCTACAATCAGTTGCACGAGGTCGCTGAGTTCACTGATGCATCAAGTTACAAAACCTATGATGAGTTGAAAGCACGCCTTGAAACTGTTCTGGGTCAAGCAACGGGTGGTGGTGCAACCGTCAAGAACGAAGCACTGACACAGACTGCCGAGACTGTTGAACCAAAAGCAACAGAACCGCAAGTCATTGCGTCTGCACCTGAACCTACCATCGCATCAACCGATGACGATGATGACACACTGTCTTACTTCGCGAAACTCGCCGCAGAAGACTAGGATTCATTCTCCTATGGATGATGAGAAAGGGTGGCTTCGGTCACCCTTTTTTAATTAGGCTTCTTGTCGGTGTCATCTGTTGCAGCAACATCAAGAGTCTGAGTTATATTGACATTGTTCTGTTGACTTGCATCCGTTATTTGTGCTGGTGTTTCTTTTGTCAGAACATTATCACGTTGTAATGATGCATTCTCGGCCGATTGTTGAACGATTTCAGGATTTCTCATAGGGCCAATACCAAGAGCGCTATTAACCTCCATCATTGTTTTTGATATTTCAGGAACTTTTAGTGATGGGTCTAAGATACCTTTTCTAAAATCAATCTTCTTGTTTCTACCAAAAGTTTCAAATTCAATCTCACCGCCATTTGCAAGACCGTCTAACAATGCAGGGACATGACCGAAATCATCTAACATCCCCTCTATATCGATATTGCCACTGCCTATTTTGATATCTGAGATTGTTTCTAATGATTGAGATAATTTATCCATACCTCTAGCGGCGGAGTTTATTTTTTCTTCTTTATCCGCTAACGAAAGCATTTGTTCGATTGGTGATTGTCCGCCTGTAAAAAAGGCTATTATACCATTTGCTGCTTGAGTGAGGCCGGTGATGAAATTACCTACCCCAAACACACTAAGTCCACCACCCAAAATTGCTAGACCTGAAGCTACATCTTTTGATTTTTGTAAGAAACCTGTTCCAACTTCATCTCCGATAGTTAAAAGGGTCAACACATTTGTTTTTGTTCTTTCTGACCAATCAGTAGTTAGAGTTAATGCATTTATACTTTGACCAATACCAAATATTGCAAGACCTGTGCCAATAGCTGATAATGCAAGGAATAGTTTTCCACTTTCTCCTAACATACTATTATCAAGCGCTGCAACAGCATCATTGATACTTAATAAAGTTAATATATTGTCTTTAGTGTTTACTGCCCAATCACTGTAACTCAGTAAAGCGGCTATTCCAGAACCAGCGCCAAATAGTGCAAGACCCGCTGCAATAGTTGTCATAGAGACCATGAATGCGCCGCCCGATGTCAGAAACTCTAAGTTTCCACCCACTTCATCTTTGATAGACAAGAGAGTTACTACATTATTTTTTACACCTGATGCCCAATCACTATTAAATCTATCGAGCAAAGCATCACTCATACCCGCAACAGCAGAACCAGCACCAAACACCGCAAGACCAAGGCCGATGCCTGTCATTGCAGCGAGAAAGACACCACTCTTTCCAAGAAACTCCATGTTTTCTTTGAAACCATCGGTCATGGAAAAGAGAATGCCTACTTGTGTTTTTACTTTTTCAGCATCAAAATCGTTGAGTTGTTGTAATAAAAACCCAGCACCACCAGCAAGAATGCCAGCACCAGCAAGGAGAACACCACCACCGATGAGACCTTTACCCAGAATACCACCCATTTTACCAAACAGTTTACCGATACCACCAGCGGCCTTACCTGGCGCTTCCGCAACCTTCTGCGTAGCATCTCTAAGATTAGATGGGAGTTGCTTGAGTCTAGATAATATACCTTTTTGGTCTCTTCTATCCTCTTCCTTATCACCTTTTTCTCTGGTTTCTTTTTTAGCTTCGGCAACAAACATATCGAGAATGTTATCTAGTTTTCCACCTAAATGGTCGGCAACAAATATCGAATCATTCTCATTACCCTCTTTATTGGTTTTGAGTTGATTGATAACTTTTCTCAGAAGATTTTTCTGAGTTTCTCTATCTTTCTTAGCATCGTCTGAAAGTTGTTCGGCCATTCCTAGTTACCTTGTTTTTGTTTTATCTTCTCATTTTCCTCTTTAATATAATCAGTGAGAAGAGTGACATATATTTCCCTTTCCCACGGTATCATCATTTCTAATTCACCTAAACTATAATGGTGATGTTGCATTAACGAAAAATTAGTTTGATAATAATTCACCAAACTGTCATGAGAAAGGTTTACTAAAAAAAATCAGTAAAACCTGATAATGTGTGTTTGTTCTCCGTGTTACATTTTTCACAAGTAAATTCTACATCTTTTGTTAATGTTGGGATTGATGCTACAAATTCACTAACTTGTTTGAACTGTTCACCAGTCATTGAATCAACAAATTCTCTCACATCTGCCATTGGCACATCTTTTACGTTTATATTTTCATCATCGGTCATAATGTTCTTGATACTAAAAATAATTAGTTCCATCATTTGTTCTGTTTGTGAGAGACCCGCATCCATGCTCATAAGAACTTTTGCTGAAGGATAACCCATCTCAACATGAATATTATCCTGAAGTTCAATTTTTTCTGATGATTTGTCAAGTTCAATTGAAATCTCATCAATATTAATTGATACTTCATTAGTTTCCTCACACGATGAACAGGTAATGTTTACATTACTAGTTTCACCTACAGACTTAGCCCGAAGTTTTGTAAACATATATTCTACATCAAAGGTTGTTAGTTCCTCACCTGTAATATTATCATCAACACATACCAAAATTGTATCGATAATTGCTTTCATTGCTTGAGTCGTATCTTGACTCTCAAATGCCATAAGAAGAACCTTCTCTTCTTTAACCAAATATGGACGAAATCTTACCGTCTGATTTTTTGACGGAATAATCATCTCATACTTCGGACTATTATTTAACTTAGGTAATGCCATAATTTAACTCCATAATTACCTTAATATTCTATTAATCAATTCGCCTGCGAGACCTTCAACCAGACCACTGGAGATGTCTCCTTGTTCGGAACGCCAGTCTTTGTAAGACAATTGGACTGACACTTCCACAATATCTTGCGTTTCATTATTTAGTGCAATTTCATTCAGTGTTGTTGGGTATGCGTTCTCAAGAACACAACTGTATGCAATCTGGTCACCAAAGATACCGTCCAAATCAATCTCACCCTGTGCAAGGTCGAGTGGCCCGATACGAGGAAGACGATTACGAATACCACTAGGAATTCTATCGGTATCAAAAACTTTCTTCCTTTTGATTGGGAATGACACACCCTTCTTCAGTTGTCGAATGACAACTGGTTTGGCATAGTCTTTGAAATACCCAATCGTTTTTGTTTGTTGATTGTGTGCAAGGTTTTGCCATGTCTCAAAGTATCTGCGAATACCATAGTCGTTCATGCAGTAGAATGTCATGTTTAGGTCTGTGACTGCATACCCGTTTGCAACTTTGGTCAGAACTGTTCCAATCTGTTTGTCCACTGACAAAACCTGACGGCCTGGGATACCAGTGACACGACACAACATGTCTAATTCTCTTGGGTCGTTACCGCCCAATGGCGCACCCTGAATGCGAGGCAGTTGAACACGGAACAAGTTCTGTGATGCAAACCCACTACCTCTACTTACTTGCGCTCTAAAATCGTCTACGCGAAATACCATTATCCTATCATCCGTCTTGAATCTGAGAACACTTTGGAAGAGTTTCTCTTACGGAAGTCTGCGGTTGGTAGGAAGGTTGCGATTTCCCACTCTGGTGCTTGGACTTCTGCGAACTTACTCTTCACATGGTCATTCAGATAGTGTTTGAAACATGGTTTGAAATACTTGAACTTACTTGCAGACTGCAATCTCTTATAGGTGATATTGAACTTCGCATCATCACTCGTCTTACTGGACTGAATATCCAGAAGGGAGTCAAGGAACTTCGCACGGAGAAGTGGTGGAAGATAGTGAAGGTTCAATCCATAGAACCCACCCTTTGCAGGGCCAACAACAATAACCAAGGGGAACAAATCGTAATACGGAAGTGTGTCCTTAGTCTTGGGGTCATAGAAAAACATTTGCATTGTTCCTACAACACCACTCTTCGCACGACTCTTTAGTTGTTCCTCTTTCATCAATGCTTCACGATTGATTGAACGCATATTGGATGCTTTCTTTTGGAACCA